TTGGGCCAACTTTTGGAATTGGATTAACAACCTTAAATGATGTGTTTCTAAGTAAATGATTATCAAAGAAATCATAACCTGGGTGATACTCAAACCCACCATGTTCTTTACTTGAATATTCAGTATTTGAAATCATATGAACACGGTCAGGCTTATCTAACCCAATTGTGTTATCGATAGATATTTCATTACTGATGTCTCCTGTGTTACTTTTATCCGTTATAACGATGGTTTCATTAGACCCCTCATCTTTTACAATTTCAGTTAACGCATTAAATAATACATTAGTACAATAAGGCACAACAGTTAGAATCAAACGGAACTTATTTCCCGCTTGACGCTCTTTTTCATATACACTCCTTTGACTTAATGTTGAACTAACATTTGGAAAAGGTATTGCCTTAGTTGTCTGTTTAAGATTAACGTCAACCTTATGAGTTGACGGTAATCCTTTTACAGAATCTGTTGCACTTGTTCTTATTTCGTGTCTATTCATTATCTAACTTTTGTTACTACTATAATATCTTTTTCTTTATATTTTATCTCGTGCATTGCATTTGCTTCTGAGAACAAGATAAAATCACTTGCCTTTAAGTCAATTAAATTAACATCTGTCTTTGTAACATTGCCATCCTCAATATAACATGGGTCATTTGGGTCTATAAATTCTTGTGTACTAATATCTTCTGAATACCCTTCACCATATTTGTTCTCACATAACATATCAACAAATTGAATTACACCATCCAATTTTGTTATTTCTTTTTGAAGGTCTCCAAGATATATATCTTCGCCCATTTGATGTCTACGTACGTCCATATAATCACTAATTTTTCTAATGATTCTTTGTACAACTTCTGATTTATCATAAGTTTTATCAATATAAACAGTCACTCTAAACCCAACATTGATAACTTTACCAGATTTAATCTCAACAAAATCATTTACCATCTTATACTGAGACAGATATTCTTTCATATTCTCGGCTACAGTCTCACTTAATATGTTTGTTAATTTACCATTACTATCAAGGCCTAATGTATAAATTGCAATTTTATTGTTCTCCTCAATAACACCCATGCGGAAAGGTAAACCATATTTAGCAGGGATTTTAGTCAGGCGAGAATAATAATCGTTAAGTGTCACGCATCTATTCTGTTCTCCGTTATTATATTTAATAAAATGCTTAATTTCATCAGCATTTGGAAGGTCTTTACCTCCATATGAAACAGTTGGATTAGTTACTTTAATACTATCTTTAACCGCACGTTTTTTGGCTGCATCCATACGATCATCACAATTTCCATCAATGTTATAGTTAAGTGAAATAACATTATTTAATGTATGCTCTGCAATATTACTAATCTCACCACCACCAACACGATAAAGTACATAAATAGTTGTTCCTGTTTCAGGCAATGCACCCATATAATCATTAGCATACATCTTAGACATCATATATTGTGTAAATTCTTTTGCATTGTCAGGAATGTTACCATACTGATTACGTATACCCGCCCCAAATGTAATCTTTAAACGATAGTCATTAGTATATTCCGTTATAAACTTGTTTTTTAGTCTTTTCCAACGACCTTTAACTGCAACTCTCATTGGGTATAGTTTACTAACTTCAGAAGATTCAATATCGTAATCAGGCTTTTCACCTTTCTTAACTTTTTTAGCGTTATCAGAAATCTCTTGAGTAATTATTTCTGTTGCATCAACAACTTCCCAAACAGGATTATAATAATGACGATAATTTACTAATTCATCTTTCTTATTTGGATAACCACCATCATACTCTTCTACAACATACCCAAAACGATATTGGTCAATTAAATTATCAACTTCAAAATAACGTTGAATTGGTTTTCCGCTATAATCATAGTATGTTTCCTTATCAACATAAAATTCAGCAAGTGATGGGTCAGATGTAATGTCTTCCCCTTGACGAACAATAATACTTTCAACATTAAGAACGTTTTTATCAGAAAGAGTAATTGACATAAATGGTTCAACGTCAATAGGTTGAACGGTCATTTTATAAATTTTACTCTGTGCTGCAACGGCAATGGCAAGTTTTTTATATGTGTAATTCTCTATATTGCCATTAGAATCTCTATTTGTAATAATTTCCCTATTGGAATAACCATCACGATTAAACTGTTCTTTAAAATCAACATCCTCATCCAATTCAAATGTAACAGAACCTGTTGAAAACAAAGTTCCACGTCTAATATATGGGCAATAATCTTCATCAGGTGTAGATAAACGGCCATCACTATTATCACCCGTGTCATTCACTGGTATTTCACAAGTTAATTCAACTTCAACAATCGCAGCTTTTTGCCCGGGTATTCTTAATCCATTACTTCGTGCCAATGCAACCAAAGATGCCATTTCTTTGGCACTTTCAAGATTAGTCTCTTGAAATACTCTATCAGTATGGAAAGATAGATTGTCACCAACATCTGACACCAACTCAATAAGCCACTCACCAATTGAAGAATCATTCAAAGAAGCAAAAACATCAGGGTAATATTTACGAGTTAATTCTCTAATTTCATTTTTATAATCGTCGTAATTTCTTGCGACATAACTAATTTTATTTTCAGCCATTTTATGTTTATTTTTCTATATTATAAAGGTGTCTGTATCTCATATAAACTTGTAGAACCATCATCCTCCTTTACAGAATAGCGTATTTGAGCATTTAACCCTAATCCATCATCTGTTTCAACTATTATAATATCCTCTAAGGAACAATCAGGTATCCATTTTTTTACTGTTTGTTTTAAAGTCAACATTACATCACTAAATGTTTCATTCTCATTTGGGTTAAACAAAAATTGAATTAAATTAGTTCCAAATGTTGGCCGTCTTAACCTCTGACCAATTGGTGTAAATAAAACGTGCATTAACTCACTCTTAACCATATCAGCCTTTGTTGTGTTTAAGTCTAAGCATTTACCCGTTTCTGACACTATCTGAATTGGAAATTTTATTCCATAATATTGGGTCTTAGCCATAAAAAAATCCTATATCTATCTTAAAGATAAATATAGGATTTATTACTTTTAATATCAATTCAATTCACTCTCTTCAAACTCTCCATCAGCGTTCTTTTCCCATATAATTTGGTTTTCTGAACCTCTAAATGAAAGGGTTGTATTTCTCTTTGAGAGAATAAATTTACCGTCAACAATATAATCACACAGATTAACAAGTTCCTTTTGAGCTTCATCAAGATTCTTTATTTCGTCCATTGTAAAACCTGTATAGAGCCATATGTCTTTCGTATTTCCGAACCTTTCTCTAAATCTCTTTACAACTCCTAAGACTTCATCTGCACTAAATAAGGGGTCTCCACCTGTAAGTGTTAAACCCTTAATATAAGGCTTAGACATTCGGTCAAATAAAATATCTTCGACCTCTTGTGTAAATTCCTTACCGGCATCAAAAGCCCACGTCTTAACATTGTGACATCCTTCACATTTATGTTTACAACCACTAACATATAATGCTACACGAAATCCTTCTCCGTCCACAATAGTACAATTAATAATACCGCTATATTTCACTTTATCAGCCGTTTTTTTTTATTATACTAAAATGTGTTCTTCATGTTTCGTTCTATCTTTAAATTCACTCTGTTTGCCTTCGTTGAAACGACGCACATCAGAGCTTAGATAGCCCGTTACACGTCCAAGGTGTTCAATGTTATCACTTCCACATACAGGACACATATCGCCTTCCATATCACCCGAATATCCGCATTCTTTACAGTTGTCAATCGGGAAATTAATTGCGGCATAAGGAATGTCCTTATCCATCATGTAATTAACCATATCCTCTAAAGCATCAATGTTACTTCGCACCTTTGAATCCACTTCAACATAAGTAATACAACCTGCAGAAGAATAACCTGTTAATTGACTCTCAATATCAACCTTTTGGAATGGTGTCATTTCTTCCCAAACAGGTACATGAATTGAATTTGTAAAATATTCTCTATCAGATACCTTTGGAATCACACCATATTTACCTTTGAATTTTTTCATTGCTGTAAAACAAAGATTTTCAGCCATATCTCACCCTCGGTTTCCCGATATTTTGACTTTTAGGGGACTAGACTATATCTTCACCCTCTAAACCATTTAAGGTTTGGTAGGGGCTTCACATTTCCACGTTATGTGTACTCTACTCAGTTACTCTATATTTAATTTCTCAAATATATACCTTTTCGATAGTCGTTAGAGAACAAAACCTTTTTACCATTTTATGTACAAATAGCAAAGTTTTATCCTACGGGGTTAACTTATTTTAACAGTTTAATTGTTAAAACTTAGTCTTTCTTACTAGATTATTACTCTCAACCCGTTTAGTGAAGGATTTGTACATAAGATTACTCTTATGCCGCCCACTCAAATCTAGGCGTATAATATACTCCAAAATTCAATTTGTATTCTTCCTTAAATTCTGAACATTTCTTTTTGAACAGTCTTTCAATTCGTTTTGCGACTTCCATACCCTCTTCGGTTGTGTGGGTCTTACCAATAAGAATTTGAAGGCACTCAGCCAATCCAAGTTGCCCTACTGCCAATGTACCATGTTTAAGTGCAGAACGAATACCCTCCTCAGGAATGTATCCCTTCATTGTTCCATTTTTCCACATAAATGGTGCACTCTTAGGATTCTGTGATGCAATCCATTCAAATCTGTCAATAAGAGAATCCTTTGTTTGGTCAATTTTACGAGAGAGCAATCTCATAAACTTATCCAACTTCTTTTCTTTATCACCTGAAATGACACCATTTCTCAAATCTTCAAGCTCAGATTCTTCCAAGACTTCCATTGCAAGTGTTGGTAAAATAATTGTCTGTGGACAAATATTTCCTCGACCGTCTTTCAGTTGTTCAAAACCATTAATATCATAACCATTTGCCGTACGACATCCCATTGTAGAGAAGTATGAACATGGATTGTTCTTGTCATACCCTTTATTACCACTCCAATCAATATTAGCATAGTTAGGGTAGATTCGCTTTGCCGTAGACTGAAGTGCCTTTCTGAATAAATAATAGTTTGGATCGCCAGGTTTTCTATTAATACCCTTACCTAATTGGAAAATACCACAAGGGAAAATTGGTGTAAGATGATTCTTACCTGTTCCTCTAATAGAACCATCAAGCAATGCTTCAATTACCATTTGTCCTTCAGGTAGTGTACAAGAACCATAGTTCAATGAACTAAATGGCAATTGAGAACCTGGGCGACTTTGAAGAGTATTCAAGTTGTGTATCAAAGCCTCAACAGCTTGCATTAACTCAATTCTTGTATCAAACAAAGCAGCATTGGCTAAATGCTTATCAAGTTTATCAAAGTTGTCAAATCTAAAATCTTCTGTCGTTAGATTAAACTTCTTTAAAAAGTCTTCTTTATGTTTATCTACCCATTCATCAATTTCATCATTATTCATTGAAATAACAGATAGGGTATCAAAATCTTCTTGACCCTTTATGTAGTTTAGTACATAATGTTTAAAGAATGATTTACGTACATAAGGAACCATTGTCCAATCCACGTGTGTTGCACTGATTCCACCAAATTGTTCTTGTGATTGAATCTGAAAATATACTGCCGTCAATTGCATTGCTGAATTGATACTTGCAGCAGGACGAATATCTGTTTGACCAACCTTAGCACCATTTGCCAAAAGGTCATCCAACGGTAAACTTAGACAGTTGTGTTCTCCACTTGCATAGTTGTCGAGGTCATGTACATAACTTTCATTGTTGAGGTGATTTCTCTTAGTTTGTTTTGAAACACAGTTATTAAGAGCAAAATCCTTCTTATATACATTACTTGCCTCAGCCATTCTTCCACTAAATGAATATTCATCAAGATTAGCATTCTGATTTTCCACATTCTCAGCCATCAGTTTCTTCGCAAACTCTCTTGCAAGACCCTTTCTTTCATCTCGAATAAGTTTGTGAGTTAGACGATAGTCATGGAATGAAATTGCCACTTCAACATCATTTTCAAACAAACACTTTTCAATACTATCCTGAATGTCTTCCACATTTAGTACTACATCTTCATGTTGTTCATTTACACCCAAACGATCAAACACACATTTAAGCACATCTTCATCTAATTCCTTTCCAATAGAATGATAAGCACTTTCGATTGCCTTACGCACCTTTTGTTCTTGGAAAACCTCTTTTGTTTTTTTGTCTCTCTTTAATACTTGAAACATTATAAATTATTTTTATTATTTTATTTTGACATTAATAAGTATGCAAGTTTTTTTAAAAAAATCATAATAAAATTGTCATAACCACATAAATCACTGTGTATCAGCATTAAAAAAAATATATTTTTTTTCTATGTTAAAAACAATAATTTTAGATATTTAGTTAGCGATTTTTACGATTTTTCATTACACTATTAGCCACATTTTCTCTTGTGCGTTGCAGTTGAATATCTTCTTGTTGTGCAATAAAATCAAGTGCTTGGTCTTCCTCTTCGTCAATTTCAAAACGACAAGTACCATTATTGAATTTTACATTAGGCATAACAGAATCATCCATACGTCCTGCACGGAATTTTTCCAATGAAATTGTTACACGATGGTTCTTTTTCTGCTCTTGTGTTCTTGCCAAGGTGATAATTACGTGTCCAATTTGAATCTTTTTCACAGAACCACCACCTGAACTCAAACCAAGAATCTCCTTATCGAAAGAATCCTTTGTACCCTGAATAGGAACCCAAAGTCCTGCTTCATATTTGTGTGCCAATGCCTCAAGTTTACGCATAGTACGACCTTCCTTAGACCATTCACTATCAGTTTTATCTGCACTGTCATATTCCAAGCATTCAAAATAGTCAATGATAATCAAGTCAGGTTTGAACCCTCGTGCGATACCTTGCTTAACAATTTGTTCAATTCGTCCAACAGTAACTTCACCACTCGGAAGATGGAAGCACCACAAATTTTCCTTAATCATTTGTGCTTCTTCAAACAATTCATTCTTAAGGCGAGATTTAACATCTTCTTTAAACTCAGGTCTTGACAAATCAATTGCATCAACACCTGTAAGCCAACCGTAATACTTTCGCTTAATATTAACATCCTCATCCTCAAAATGAATATGAAGAACCTTAAACCCACGATAATCATTGTCCTTACATTTATAAGTTGCTGCCGAGGCTGCAAACCCTGTCGTTGCGGATGATTTACCGACACCGGAGGGTGCAATAATCACACCCAATTCACCCGTACCAAGACCACCATATAAAGCCTTATCCAAACGAGAAAAACCTGTGGGGATTACCTTACGATAATTTTCTTCAAGTGCCTCATCAATACCATCCATAGGGTTATATCCCATATCGAGACTAACATTAGTGTCAAGTGCACCTCTAATCAAGTCCTCAATATCGTAATATTTAGAAACATTCCCCTCTTTAACAATTTCAATCGATTTATTAATAGCCTTAGTCAAGTTTTGTTGTTTAAAAAACTTATCAGCTTCTGATTTAACAATATCTTGACCAACTAAATCAATTTCACGCAAAACTTGAAGTGTAGACAAAATGGTGTCCAAAGTGATAGCATCATGTACATGGACACGAATATACAAATCCATATCTACATATGTTGGCGCTACCCCACTTTCGTTGTAACGGTCTTTCATAAAGCCAACAATACGTCTCAAAACATCCTCCGTGAACATATTTTGGTCAACAATCGGGTTAATCATTGTAAAGAATGTAGAATCTTCAAAAAACAACTTAACCAACTTGTGTTGAAAATCAATACCAAGATAACCCAAGTCAATCTTTGTAGCATCATTAGCCACTTTTACCACTTTTTTTGCCATTGTTTACTTATTATTTTAAATATTTTTTATATTGTCTATTGAAAAATAAAAGGTGCCAACAAATTTGTTGACACCTTAATTGATTACATATGACGATTAACGTAATCAAACTTTGATTGAGGAAGGTGTCGATCAGACCAACGATTATACGCATTAGTCTTCTGACGAACGGCATTTGCCCACCCCTTTACGAAATCAATAGGATAACTTGTATAATAATACTTCTTGTTACCATATTTTACACTCGTAGTGTACCCCTTATCGATTGAGTTACCATCATCATCAACATCATTACTAAGGGTGTCACAAAACAGCTTAATGATGTTATAAATAAGGTCAGCACGCCCACTATTAAGGCTCTTTGTCATTTGCTGACTAAACGTCATACGCATAGGGTCTACATTCTTATAAGACGCGTTTGAATTTGAAAGGTCAATACAATTACGCACATACTTTGGGTACACTGTACCATCCCAAACTTCCTCATACACGACTTTGTCATCAAAAAGATAGGTGAATTTTAAGGTAAAAGGCGAATCATCAACCTCTTCTTCAACATCATAATCGATGTAGGTCTTATTGAGTACAGTACCATTTGACAGAGTAACTTCACCCCGAACATCATCATGAAATACAAGTGCTGCGTCACTATTACTAAGTTTCTCACCCTTATAGAAACCTGTAAGCTTCGTACTCTTGCCCATTGTAATGGCCGTGTAAATGCGACTTTTAGACTTGAGATCATCCTTAATCATATGCACAATGTCGCGAATTGTGTAATACAATTCCTCTGAATTCAGAGACTTAGGATTAAACCCATTAACTTTAAAATAGCGTTGACAAATAATGTTACCATTTGCGGAAAGCACAAACTGATGTCGCTCCTTCCATTGTGTGTTGTCAATCACCTTTACTTCTTTCTTTAAAATTTCACTCATTACGAAATTCATTTAAATGTTTAACAAATCAATTAATTATCTATTCTATTCTTAATATACTACGAAAAGCTTCAAAAAACAAATCAATATTGGATATTTTTTTTCTCGTTTTCCATAACATTCAGATACTCATTGAAAAAATTACCAAAAGTTGTCGTGTCTTTTAGTTTATCAATATCATATTTCAAAATAATATTATACAAATTCTCCAAACTTCGTCCTTCAGGGTCGATTGGGGCATACATTATTGTTTCCATTAGTTCTTTGGCTTCATCAGTCATTAAAGGATTCCTTAAATCAATTATCTTTCGATTGATTTCATAAATCATATCCCCTTGAACACCATCTGTAACCCTATTCACAATGTTTTCAGCCCACTTTAAAGGCTTCTTCTTATTTTCTTTGCGAGCTTCATTTATTTGGCGTGCCCTATCAACAACCTCTTCCAATTCAATCTTACGTGTTTTGAACTCTGAGAAATTATCAAATAATGTTTTTTCTCCGACCCCCTTTATTCCTTTAATATTATCAGATGCATCCCCACAAATCATCTTTTTAAGAACAACATTCTGATAATTATACCCCATTACGTCCGTATGATTCTTTGTATTAATAAACTTTTTCAATGATTGTACATATACAATTACATCATCGGAAATTAATTGGGTTAAATCTCGGTCATTAGATACAATAACGATACGTTCATTAGGTTTCTTATGTGCCACATAATACCCAATAAAGTCGTCAGCTTCCGTATAATCGCACAAACATTGCCTAATGAACAATTCCTCTAAACACTCCATAACAACGTCTCTCTGCCAATAAAAGAGGTCTTTATGTTTCTTTCTTTCAGCAATCTTGATTGGGTCTTTTTGTTTAAAGAAATAATTCTGCATAGATTTTATCTTGCTGTTAACAGCTTGCATATATGGAGATAAACCATTCTCTTCAAATTCCTTATCACGATTAGCTTTATATTGACTATTTAATTGATAACGCAATTGTCCAGATTCTTGACCATCCCACATAACGTAAACATACCTAAAGTTTCCTTTCTGTAATAACATTTTTATCTGTAAAAGGAATTGAAAAATTCCACCGTAATCCATTCCTTTACTGTTAAGTGTGTGATCTGCAGAAGAAGACAACTCGAATATATTAG